ACATGTTCAAAGAATAAAAGGAATTACACTTAACCCTGCTGAACAATTATTTAATGAGAAAGTAGAAGCACACCTTGTGAAGTATGGTGATCTAGAAGAGTTTAATATAGAAAAAACCAAGCAACTTGCAATAGAACAAGCAAGCCTAAATATTGAAGTAGAACTAATGAATGGTATACAAGATACTCTTTCAAATGGATTCGTATCTATGTTCCAAACAATGGTAGATGGTACAAAATCATTTAAAGACGGAATGAAAGATCTTGCTAAATCAGTACTTTCAGACTTAGCAGCTATGTTTGCAAAAGCAGCTGCATTAAAGATAATGATGGCTATGTTCCCAGGAATGGGGGGTATGATGGAAGGCATTTCATCAATTCCAGGCATGGGACGATACGGTGGAGAGATGACTAAGTACAGAGGTGGGGGTATCGCAAGCGGTCCTAACTCTGGTTATATGGCAATGCTCCATGGTAGAGAAGCTGTCGTACCTCTTGGAAATGATAGAAGCATACCTGTAGATATGAGAGGTATGCCAGGCGCAGGTAACGTAGTTACTGTAAACATTACTATGAATGGTCAAGGACAAGGAGCTTCACAAGTAACAGGCGACGGTATGCAAGGTTTAGGAAGAAGTATTGGAAATATGGTACAACAACATTTACAACAAGAAATGAGGCCTGGTGGACTATTAAACGCACAAGGTACAAAAGGTAGGTCATAATGGCACTAGGATTAGCAACTAACACAGTACAGACAGGCGGAGGCACAGTCTCTGCAGGAACAAACATAACAGGCTTTAGTGCAAAAGTCGTATACGATAGAGGTATTCAACAAGCTCCAGAACCTCGTGTATTAAAAGCACAATTTGGCGATGGTTACGAAATGAGAGTTCGAGATGGTATAAATAATACTCCACGTTCTTGGGGATTAACTTTTAATAATAGAACAAAAGAAGACATAGATAAATTATATAAATTTATGAATACTCTTGCAGCAGTAGATACTGCAAAACTAACAGTACCTAACTCAGTTGACGGGGAGGAGACTGCTACAGTTGTACTAGAAGGTTATAATAGAGTTATGACTTATGATAATTTTTATTCATTAAGTTGTACAGCAAGAGAGGTTTTTGAGGCATGAGCCAGCCAATTGTAGGTACTATACCAGCTGACTTACAAGGTCAATCGATTAGCAGTAGTTTAATTACTGTTTTTGAAGTCGAAGTACCCAATAGTGATATTGGAGGTGCAGGTATAGATAAATTATACTTTCACGACGGCTCAAATGGGGCAGCAGATATTACATGGTACAGTTTACTAGACGATACTAATTTCGGGTCAACTACATCTGGACATTACGGACAACAAACTTATAGTGCGTTTCCAGTAGAATCAGAAGGTTGGGAAGTTAGAGGATCAGGAAGTTTACCAAGACCTACCGTTAGATTTGCAAATATAAATCAATATTGGAATGCACACCTAAGCGAGTATGATGATTTAGTAGGAGCAAAAGTAATACGAAGAAGAACTCTACAAAAGCATTTAGGTACAAATCCTCCTGTAGAATTTAATCGAGATGTATACTATGTAGAAAGAAAAACTTCAGAAACTGCTGCCATGGTAGAATTTGAACTTGCAAGCGCATTTGACGTACAAGGAATTCAACTACCTAGAAGAGCAGTTGTAGCTGCACGTTGTCCTTGGAAGTACAAAGACCCAGACCAAGGTGGTTGTGATTGGCCAGCAGATAATAGATTTACAATAAATAGTATTGAACATACTCTATACTTTGACAAAGATGACAATAGAATTACTACTCACGCAATCTGGGGTCGACAAGATGTTTCTAGCAATAGAACAAGTAATTTATACGCAGCACAAAGTTATTCAGTAGGAGACCATGTAGAGTACTATAGACCAATTGGAGGACTAATAGCAGCAAGTGCTGTTGGTTCGGGTGCAAATATAACTTATACTGTAGCAAGTGGTCATGGTATAACTGCAGGAGAATTTGTAATTGCAAAAGGATTTACTGATGAAGATGCAAATTTTAAAGCAGTTCCTTTATATGTAAGTAGTGTAACTTCTACTTCTATTACAGTTCAAAATCCAAGTGCAACTATAACAACATCAAGTGGGTTCTTACAAGCAACGAGAGTTACTTTATATAAATGTTTAACAGCGCATCAGCTTGCAACAGGAGATGCTGCCGATGATATAATAAGACCTACCAATATATCTTATTGGGAATTTGGAGATGTGTGTGGTAAAAGATTAAACTCATGTGCAATCCGTTACGGACACAACGCTGCTGGATCAGGTGTAACAAGTGTTATTGTAACTAAAACAAATGGTGCAGTTGGAGGTGGAAGTGGTTATACTTCAGCACCTTCAGTTGTTTTTGATAATACAGGAACTAACGGTTCAGGAGCAGCTGCAACAGCAACTGTTTCTGGAGGTAAAGTAACTCGTGTACAAATGACTTCACATGGTGCAGATTACACAACTGCGCCTACAGTATCATTTAGTGGAGGCGGGGGCTCAGGAGCCGCTGCAGAAGCTAATATTAACAATAGAGGTACATTAAATGTAGCCTTACCATTTGGAGGATTCCCAGGAGCCGCGATAGGATAATGATTGAACCAGTACTAGAAGATATAAAACAATACGTTTACGAACACTCAAATATAGAAGCATGTGGACTATTAAGTTTACAGCGAGGAAGAATTAAATGGAACCCCTGTGAAAATAAAGCAGAGAATCCAAAAAATGATTTTATTATCGACCCTTTAGATTATAAAGCAGTAGCAAATCAAGGAGATGTAATAGGTGTAGTACATAGTCACCCAGGCTGTTCACCAGACCCAAGTGAACTTGACCGAGCTGCATGTAATAAATTAGGAATTCCATGGTATATTTTTGGAGAAAATGACGAATGGATAAAATTGGAACCGAGCGAAAACACTTATGATTTGCTGGGGAGACCTTTCGTTTATGGCATCTACGATTGCTTCACAATAGTGAAAGACTATTTCGAGACGCAAGATATAAATATATACCCATATGAGTATGAGTGGGAATTTTGGGAAAAGGGAAAGAATCTATACTTAGACAACTTCAAAAGTGAAGGTTTTATAGAAGTAACAGATAATAGCCTACAGCCAAATGACCTCATTTTAATGGCTCTAAATAGTGAGATTACCAATCACGCAGGAATCTATGTAGGACGAGGAAAAATGCTTCATCATGCACCTAACAGATTATCGTGCAGAGATACCTATGCAGGTATGTGGAAACAAATTACCAGAATGGTAGTAAGACATCAAAGTATGACATGAGAAAAATTTATTTAGAAGGACAACTAGGAGAAAAGTTTGGGTCAGAATGGAACCTAGCAGTAAACTCGCCCGCAGAAGCACTAACAGCTATTATGGCACAACGCCCTGGTATGCGTCAGTATTTAGCATCTGCAGAAGGAGTGCAAGGTTATGAGATACTAGTAGATAACGAATCGATTGAGATGGAAGAAGAGTTAGTACTACAGAATCCAAATATGGAACAATCATATTCTTTTGTACCAGTAATTGGGGGTTCAAAAAGTTCAGGACTCATGATGGTATTAGGAGTGGCTCTACTAGCCGCAACAGGTGGTTTAGCAGGATTTGGTATTGCAGGGCTTGGAGCAGCTGGTGGTACTGGTGCGGTCGCAGGAGCAGGATTGGTAGGTACTACTGCAGCAGCAGGTACAGCAGCAGTTACGGCTTCAGGAGCAGCAGCACTCACATCAGCAGGTACGTATACAATAGCAGGAGCAGCAGCAGCTGCAGGGACTAGTACAGCAGCAATCCTTGCTACACAAGGACTTGGGTACTTAGGTACAGCACTTATGCTAGGAGGAGCTGCAATGATGCTTGCCCCAGATGTGCCAGACGGAACTTCAGCAGAGAAAGCAGAAAATTATTTATTTAGTGGGCCAGTCAATACAGTTAAACAAGGACAAGCAATTCCTCTTGTGTATGGAAGAGCGATTGTTGGCTCTAAAACAATCTCCGCATCAGTCTTTACAAATACATCAAGACAAAAAGTAACAGCAGGAAGAAAGATGGTAGGTATATCAAACTTTAGAACAGACGGAAGTAAATCAGGACAAGGATCAACTACTACAAGTAACCCACGTAATTGGAACTATGGCCGAGGCTACGGAATGCACCCATAATGAAAAAGAATCAACACTTAATATCAATTCGAGGCTCTAAAGGAAAAGGAGGTGGCGGAAGCACGTTTGAAGCAGACGATAATATGTTTGCAAGGCAGTCTGCCGCGTTTATCGATGCATTATGCGAAGGTCCAATTAAAGGATTAGTATATGGCGATGCTTCAATTTTAATTGATGAAACTCGTCTTAGAAACGTTAATCAGTCTACAGGTCGTATATCTTCAACTGCAAACTTTAATAACTTTACTGTAATCACAAAAAATGGTGATGCAACACAAGTAGTTGATGCAGACTTCTTTGCAGAGTATCCAAGTGCAGCTACTACAAAAGATGTTGGTAGTGCAGAACTTTTAGAAGGGGAGCCTCAATACTTTACTATTTCAAGTGGAACATTTGAAAAGAGAGAAACAGACTACATAAAAATTACTATATCTACTACTGGTATGTCTGCTATTACTAAAAAGGGAGATAACAAAGGAGATATAAATGAAACTTCAGTTTACTTTACAATTGACTTTAACTGGGTAGATAATTCTGGAGTACACCATAATAGAGAAATGTTTGATACTGGCTTTCAAGGAAAAGTTAGTGGTAAATATGCACATACTTTTGGTTTTAATATAGAACAAATAAAAGCAGACCATACAATCAATGACTGGTCGATAAAAGTTACAAAACTAACTGCTAGTCCACAAAGTTCTGATTCAGTTGAACTACAAAATGCTATATATGTAGATAGTATTGAAGCGGCAATTGCAGATAAATTAGAATATCCATATACTGCTTATGTAGGTGGTGTAATAGACGCGGAGGCTTTTAGTAGCATACCTGCAAGAGGTTATGAGATAGACGGTAAGTTAATACAGATTCCTACTAATCATTATCCTTGTGACTATAACGGTAGAAAACTTACTTTAAGTGACGCAAGTGCTTTTGCAGTCGGAGATGTAATAAGTCAAACACTTAGCGTTAGTAGTCTTACTGCATCAGGTACTGCAGAAGAGGGGTATACTGCAACAGCAACAGTACCAGCACATGGAGTAGCAACTGGAGAAACTTTCAAAGCAACTATAGCAACTACAGCTACTCAAGACGAAGATTTTTATGAGGGAGAGTTTGTTTGTACAGCAGCTTCTTCTACTACATTCACTTATACACTAAATAAACCTTTTAATGACTCCACAGGAGCTTATAAAACTTTAACTTCAACTACTTGTACAGGAACTAAAACTGCAATTATGTTTAGTGGCGGTTTAGTTGATAAGAAAGCAGGCAATACACTTTACCTTAGAAATGTAGCAGGATCAACAAGTGCTGTTACTGGTGGGATTACAAATGGCGATGGCGATTCAGGAACTATTACTTCACAATCCCAAGTATTTATACCTGCAAACTATAGAAGAATTAAAGCTACAGAAAAACCTGGTACTGCCGAACAAGATTGGGACGGTACATACTATTTAAGCTGGTGTAATAACCCAGCATGGGTATATCACGACCTTATAGTAAATAAGATATATGGACTAGGAAACTACGTAGACGATACACAAGTGAACAAATGGGAACTATTCCAAATTGGTAGATATTGTGATGAATTGGTACCAGCAGGTGTAGCAGCAGCAGATTTATTAAGTATACATTGTACAGAGGATACTAACTATATTCCTAGCGGGTCAACTGGTCAACACGAGCCAAGATTTAGTGCCAACCTAGTAATTGGTGGGAAGCAAGAAGCTTTTAAAGTACTTAACGATGTTTCTAGTATATTTAGAGGTATGTCTTACTGGTTAAATGGAGAAGCTTATGCTGTACAAGATTCAGAAAAAGACCCTGTATACCAATTTACAAATGCTAACGTAATAAACGGAGAGTTTAAATACGAAGGAACAGCAAATAAAACAAGAACAAATTCTATTATGGTTAATTGGAACAACCCCCAAGACTATTATAGGAGTAGAACAGAAATCGTAGAACTAGAAGAAAGTCTACAAAAGGATACTGAGTTTGTAAAACCAGAGGCAACTACAGCATTTGGTTGTACTTCAAGAGGTCAAGCAAGAAGGTTGGGTAAATGGAAGTTGCTCACAAATAATTGGAATACCAATACTGTGTCGTTCTCAACTTCAATTAACGCAGCTTTCTTGCGCCCAGGCGATATCATTCAAGTTATTGACCAACACAAAGAAGGCAAATCCTGGGGTGGAAGAATATCTTCTAGCTCTAGTACAACAGCAATCAATGTAGATAGAAAACCAAGTGGCTTTGGTAATACAAGCGTAGAATCTGGTTATGCTGTTGGTGATTATAGACTCACATTAAGTTATGTAGGGTATAAAGCAATACTTGCACAAGATACTGCTACTATTGGTGGAACTGCATATGTACGAGGAGCACACCTTACTAGCATAACTACTGAAGAAGATGCTCTTACTTTACAAGATGATAGTGGTAACCTAGTCTTTGTACAATGGACTCCATTTACTTATACAGAAACAAGAACACTTAGCCAAGTGAATGGAGAAGACAGCCTCAGTGTATCTCCAGCTTTCACAGTTAAACCAGACGCAGATTCAATATGGGTACTTTCAAGAGCAGCTCTACAAACAGGTAAAACTAAAAAATCTC